CAGTTGTAATATATGAAACTTCAATATAATTTTGATTATCAAGTTTTACGCCAAAAATTCCATCACCAAAAATCAATTCATATCTTTGATCTTCTATTTCTTGAATGAAAAATACTCTAGAAGTTGAAGTAACATCTAAAAGACTATTTGATAAACTAAATTTTCTAGAAACTGTGCTTGCTTGAGTATTTCTGACTGATACTGCAATTGAACTAACATCAATATTTGGATTGTCTAGAATAAATTTTTGTTCAGGATTATTTGAATCTACTGTAAAAGTCTGAGCAATAAAAGTTCCCTCATAAACGTTGATATTATCGAATGTTGCAATTCCATTTACAACAGGACGTGAAATATCTTGTGGAATGGTAAAAGAGAAACTTTGATCAAGGAAAGCATTTGTGCTAGTACACACTACACCCTTCTTGAGAGTTAAAGTAGTTGGTTTTGAAGTTAAATCTATAGTATCTACAAAGAAAGATATATTTGCTATCGATGCTTTTTTTGATCTTGGTACATATCCAATGTTTCGTGCTAGAGAAACGACGTTTTCTCTCAAAGTAGCACTATCAATAAACACCTCATTGCTAACCATGTTAGCATTGTATGAAGTGATGTAAGTATTATATGCTAAAAGATCAATTATAGAAGATAAGTTCGATCCTTCAAAATCGTAGTCAGTAAAATTCGGATTCGATCTAAGGTAATCCTTAATCGAATTCTTTATTTGATCGAAGTCTAGTTGAGTGAAGTTTACTAATGCCATTATCGTGTTGACTGTAATGCAAATGCTAGCTGTTGAGGCAATACATCAATACCGACAATGTAATATCTTATAGTTACATTGAACTCATTATTATCAAAATCTGGATTTACGTCCACATCAATTAATTCTACTCTTGGTTCGTATCTGTTAATTACACTTTCAATTTCTTCTCTAATTACAGATGCAGTCATGCCATCAACATTTTCAAATAGTACTCTAGAAACCCTGCATCCCAAATCTTCATCGAAAAATCTTTCCCCAGGAGAAGTAAGTACCAAATTCCTGATAGAACGGGCAATAGCAGTCTCATTTTTAATTGCAATTAAGTCATTATTCAGGGGGCTTGCCTGAAATGACATACTCACATCTTTAAAACCTTTACTTACCCGCTCTAGAGGCATGGAAAATTATAATTCTATCTTATTTATTATGGTTTTTTGACTTCATAGAGTGGTTCTGTTCCGTATTCCCAATCATCATAGTCTTCATCATTACGAATTTTCTCATGAAGTTCATTTTGATGAAAAAAATCGTGTTTTTTGGGTGTCAAATCGTCATTATTGATCTCACGAAGCATTTTTTGTTTGGGTTGACTACAATAATCAGTGATTAAATGGGTTGTTCCCCACATTTCTCGCATGTAATCTCTGTTTCTATCTGGATCTGGGTGGATTGCCATCTGTTTTCTCCTCTTTTAGGGGTTGAACAGAACTTTTTACGGGGTTGCTATCCCGTTCTTTTGCTGTTTTCCAGAAATATTCGTCTTCTCTACCCATTCCAAGACGATCAAACCCGTTTTCAACCTGATAATAGTGAGTAGAAACCTTAAAATCGGGCATTTTTGGTTCAACAGGTGTCAAACTGTTGTCAAAGATACGAATTCTATTGTTTGGGTAGAGGCAAAACTGTCCATTATTGAGTTCAATTAGGTTATGTGACTTGTGTTCGGCAGGATTTTCACTTGTAGCATAGTCAACCATGTCAGGATCACGATGATAATTGTCTAGAGTGCAGATATAGGTGCCTTTTTGGATACCAAAGTCGCGTGTATAGCACTCAAAATCCATTGAACCGATGAATTTCTTATCAATTGACACTACTCCATAATCCATACAGTTCCAAAATTGCAAATTTGGTAGATTCAAGTCTGGATCTGGAGTTTCTGGACGAGACAAAAAGGCACTAATCGGCAGTTTATCATACATTGCCGCATATTCTGGTAAATAAGTCTCAAAATAAAAAGCGCGTCCAGGTATGGACTTTGCCGATACCCAGACTCCCTTTACAAATTCACCCCAACCTTCTTGATGATCAGTAAGGTATTCTTTACGAACCCATACTTCTTGTGAAGGTAAGTTGGTGACTAAACAAGACATGTAGTTTTTTATTTCTCCTACTATTTACCTTGTCCGCGATAACGCTTCTTCTTACCATTACGAGACGTTGCTGAAAGAAGAGTTCGTGCAGATCGTCCTTGACGAGTTTTTTTAGGAGCACCTGCTTGAAACAGAGTTTTGTTGCCACCACCTTTAGTCATTAAATTTCCTCCAGTTCGAGTTGTTCAATATCAAATTCCTCATCAGTATAGTACCTAGAGGAGAGTTCGTCAAGAACCTCAGTGCATTCTTCATAACTGAGGTTCTGGTATATCTTACGTCCTTTGTATAAGATATTAAAATTCATTAGATCACGCGAGTCTTTTCATGTCCAACACGAATGCGAGGATCACACCAGATATCAAATCCAGCTTCCTTTGCATCTAAACAGAATGAAACGTCTTCACCACACATATCTTGAACCGCACCAGATTCAAAGACTTGCATCTTAGGAGCAAACCAAGGATACTCAAGACTCTCAAATACACCTTTCTTAATTAGTACCCAACCGAAACCAGTGTAGTCAACAGTAAATGGTTTACGACGCTTCGAGATACCTTCAACGTTCTCATGATTCATGACTCCACCATTCTTACGGAAGTCATCTTCTTCCAACCAGTGTGCAACAGAAGTTGTATGTCCATCTTCAGTAGCATACCAACCAGCAACGATTTCCTTCTCTTCACCTTCTTCATTCAGTGCCATATCGCACAGTTGCCAGAACTTTTCAGTGTTGAATACAATGTCACTATCAATCCACAGTTGGTAATCATAATTCAGTTTACCATCCCAAGGAATCTGCTTAGGACCGCGAAGAACATTTGCACCAAGTACTTTACAACGTGCAAAGTTCACCATCGAACTATAGTCTTGAGAGATTTGAATACTCATTCCATTTTGAACGAGATCAAAACAAAGTTGTACAAATGCCTTCAAAAACGTAAATGAACATCCACGTCCAGGAAGACAAAAGACAATCGACTTGCCCTTCATTCGCTCCTTAATCGCATCATAATCCCATTCTTCTTCTTTGGGCTTTGGTGCATTTGCTTTAACAGTAAATCCTTTTGCCATGAGTGAAAATAAACCTTCAGATCAATTTTAACAGTCTATATATGACTTGTCAATAAGAACTATCTAGCGAGACTTTCCGGTTCACCATAAGTTCCTCATAAGACAAATCATCAATCTCATAGTCAGTATGCATAATACCAACCATTTTCTTTAAAGTATTCCAAGTTTCCTTAAATTCTTCTTCTTTGACAGAATGAAAAATACATCTATCCTTTGCATAAATGTGATAAATCTTTTCCATTATGCTACTCTCCCATAACTGTCCTCTAATCGAATAATATCATCCTCTTCACATACTCCAAGTTGTGTTTCAATAATTGTGATACCATTCTTTCCTGCTTTGAGACGATGTACCTCTTCCTTTCTTATAAAGACACTATCACCAACTTCAACATGCCTCACAGTGTCTTCTAAAGTAAGTTCCCCATCCCCTTCAACAACAATCCAATACTCTTCCCTATGGAAATGATATTGGAGTGATATTGAGTGATTTGGTGAGATAATAATTCTCTTTACCTTATAATCAATCTCTTCAAGTAAATTCTCAAATAATCCCCAAGGACGAACCTCTGTAGTCATAAAATTTTTTCCGAAATTTTTTATTTCACTGCATTATATATCAATACAAACAAAAATCCGACAGTGCCTCCGAAGAACGTAAAGCACTGCCGTGGGTATCTTATTAACCATCCCGCGAAGACAACCTTCCAAAAATTCCAATAGGGGTTTTTACGTCTTCTCATGATTCCGGAAATTTTTTATGAGACTGATATATCGAACGCGAATTGTCACCTCTGTAGGTTAGGGTAGTTTGGCGTTTTTATAACGGTTACGCCCGCAGGACGCTATAAGGAATCGGCACAATAACTGCCGAATACGCATACGAATATCATAACACATAAGGGTGCTAAGTGTCAACCACCCAGCACCCCTAAGTTATCAGAACTCGATCACATCTGCAGTGGGTTCCGCATAAGCGACTGACTGCTGATTGTCCTCAGTGAGTGCATCGAGAATCGAAAGAATCTCAGCACCAGTGTTACCTTTGGACAGCAGAGAGATGAGAACTTGCTTGGACATAATGAAGAAGGAAAGTGTTGTGAACTGTGTGTGCCTAGTTTATACTCATGCGACAGGAGTGAGTGTTACTTAGGACGTGATCAGTAAGTGATGATCAACCGTAACAATAGTCGTTGATCCAGTTACCTACCGAATCACACTTTCTGAGGCGAAGCATATCAAACGGATGACAGGGTTTGCTATACACATGACCCGTATGAGTTTTGATAAGTGCGACCCCATGAAGTGGCGACAGGATCAAGTTCTCAACTGTCTTACAATCACTGCAGTCGATGTTAATAAAGACGGGCAGATGTTCAGCAAGAAAGTTAGCGAACGAAACGTAGATTCTCAGGAGCATGATAACGAAGAAGTGAATGAGTGAGTGTTAGTAACTCAGAGATCTTGCAGCATTTCGTTGATCTCATCATGATTCACAGCATCAGAATCCCAGCGAACATTGTCACCAGTGGTATCACGATCGATGTTCATCATGCAGCGAATGAACTTATCATAAGGAGTTTCATTATCACTGCAGAACTCTACACATGCCTTGGCAGTGTTATACAGGTACTCAGAATTCTGAATCCACAGTGATACATTCCACGTCTCATAGTTAGCATAACCGTTGTAGGTAGTTTCGAGAGTGGTAGTC